GATGTCTATATGGGCTTTGGGCTTGATGCACAGGATTGGGAACGCATCCCCGCACGGACGGCGTTTGGCCGTCAACGTGTCCTGCATATTCATGACAAGGAACGCACGGGCCAGCACCGTGGAAAGCCGCTGCTGACTTCCATCATGCCAATGTTCAAAATGCTCGACCATTACGAGCGTTCGGAGTTGCAGGCCGCCGTGGTCAATGCCATGATCGCTGCCTTTATCGAAACCCCGCTGGATGGTGAGGCCATCGGCGAGATGTTCGGCGGGTCGGTGGACGATTATCTGGCTGCGCGGAATGAATGGGATATTCGCCTGCAGGGCGGTTCCATCATCCCTGTGTTCCCAGGCGACAAGGTCGCACCGTTCACGCCAAGCCGCCCGAACAGCGGTTACGGCCAGTTTGTCGAGAACGTCCTGCGCCACATCGGCGCTGGCTTGAATATTCCGTTCGAATTGTTGATGAAGGATTTCAGCAAAACAAACTATTCAAGCGCCCGCGCGGCATTACTGGAGGCGTGGCGGTATTTCAACGCTCGCCGCCAATGGATGGCGACCTATTGGGCCAGGCCCGTGTACGAGCTATGGCTGGAAGAAGCCATCAATCGGGGTATCGTGGATGCCCCTGATTTTTATGAGCGCCGCGCGGCATGGACGCGTTGTAAATGGATCGGCCCTGGCCGTGGTTGGGTTGATCCGGTCAAGGAAGCCAAAGCCGCGCAGCTTCGCATGCAGATCGGCTTATCCACGCTGGAAGATGAATGTGCCAGCCAAGGTCTGGATTGGGAAGAAGTTCTCGAACAGCTCGCGCGTGAGAAAGCCAAGATCATGGAGCTGGGGCTTTCCATTAACGATGTTAATAGTATACTTAATACAGTGAGCGACTTGGATTCTGATGGTAAGGATACAGAACAATGAAGTTAGAAAATGATGTTTTAATATCATGGTTTAAATCGCATATTGATATTAACATTAAATCTATTTCTGAAGTTGTTAAAACACCATATTCACTCGTACTAAAAATAGAATCAGAAACAATACCTTATTATCTAAAGCAAACTCCTGAAGATCTGTTTATTGAAGCGGCAACTCTTGAATTGTTATCACAAGAATGTGGTATCAAAACTATTCCTGTTATGATTGCAAAAAGTGAAGACTTAAAATGTTTTGCTACAGTAGGGTGTGGTGATGAAACGCTGCGATCTTTTTTCAAAGGTACTCTTGATAAGGAGACACTTAAAAGAGGGATTTTATGCTATCAAGATATTCAAAATGCGACATCCTCTTTTTTAGATTTGTTTCTTGCAGCGGGCCTACCCGATTGGCGTTTAAACAAATTTCCTGATTTGTATAAAGGGGTACTGAATGATCAAGATTTTATGAATTTTCTTGAATTAACAAATGTTGAGAAGAATAGATTGGAGAATAAAAATGATAAGCTTGAGTCTTTATGTGCCAAAATAGATGAATTAAATATCCAAGATACGCTCAACCATGCAGATTTTCAAAATAACAACATAGTTATAGATCACAAATCGAGAAGTTTATCTGTCATTGATTGGGGAGAGGCCTATATAGGCAATCCCTTGCTTTCACGATACTACTGCATCAATTCAGCAAAATATGTTTATCGGTTAAGCGATGACAGTCCAGAGTACTCTTTTTTAGAAGAGTGTGTTTTTGAATTTAATCATAAAGCCCCTAATGTAATTAAAGAATCCATCAAGGATCTCTATCCAATAATTCATACGCTGGCTTGGCACCGTTTAATAAAGGCTACAGATTACAACGTACATTATGCACGCCGTGATCGTGTGCGAACTATACTGCTAAGCTTTGCGGAGGAGTAATGATTATAAAAAATTGATTTAACGCCGCATAAACCTGCAGAAATTTTTGCAGGTTTTTTTAATTTTCAATATCCAGGAGAAAAATGATGAGGATTTGGAACCGCATCGCCGGTGAGCCGTGGGCAATCACGGAAACAGCGCTGCATACGATTTTGGAAATCGCCGCGCGGGAAAACGAAAGTCCGCAGGCGGTGGCCGCCAAACTTGGCCGCAATCTACAAAACACCTACAGCGTGATGGAACGCGACGGTGTGGCAGTCATTCCAGTCACAGGGCCGCTGTTCCGCTATGCCAACCTGTTCACGATGATCAGCGGCGCATCCAGCTATGAGCTGATCGCCCGCGATTTCACCACTGCGCTGGAAAGCCCGCAAATTAAGGGCATCATTCTTGATATCGACTCCCCAGGCGGTGAAGTGAACGGCGTGTCGGAATTGTCCAACATGGTCTTTGCCGCGCGGGGCAAAAAGCCGGTGGTGGCATATGCCTCCGGCGATGCCGCGTCCGGTGCGTACTGGATCGCTTCCGCCGCTGACGAGATTGTGGTGTCCGAAACCTCAGCGCTGGGTTCAATCGGCGTGGTCGGCATGTATCAAGGGAAATCGGGAAAATCGGCGGAAGCCGTGGAGATCGTATCCTCGCAAAGTCCGCACAAACGCCTTGATCCCACCACGGATGATGGCCGCAGCCGTTTGCAAACCCGCATCGACAGCATGGCGGACGTCTTTATCGAAACCATCGCTCGCAACCGCAATGTGTCCGCCGAAAACGTGCAGAACCATTATGGCGGTGGCGATGTGATGATCGGCGCAAAGGCTGTCAGCGCTGGTCTTGCCGACAGGGTCGGTAGCCTTGAAGGACTGATAGCCGAACTTTCTTCCCCACAGAAAAGCCCTCTCACAGAGGGCTTTTTTAATGCCCAAAACCAACCCTCATCAACACAGGAGAAAAAACCAATGGACATTGAAACCTTGAAAAAAGACCACCCCGATCTCGTGGCGACACTAATGCGTGAAGGCGCATCCGCTGAAAAGAAGCGCCTCGACGATATTATTGGCAGCGAAGAAGCCAAAGGCCGCGAAAAGCTCGCAAAGGAAATGGCGCTGAATACCGACATTCACGCCATGGAAGCCCGACAGCTTTTGGCCTGCGCCCCTGTTGAAGAGCCTAAGGCAACGACCTCTTTTGAAAAGGTCATGGCATCGGTCACCAACCCTGCCATTACGCCCGCCAGCGATGATGCCATCAATGATGTCGATGCGGCTGCCAGCCGTATCGCCGCCGCCGTTTAACCCCGCAACACAAGGAGAAAACCATGACACGAGCTGAAGGTTTTAAAGATCAGGGCGAATACACCCCTGACAATCTGCTGGCAGGCGAATACCCGCGCGTTGAGCGCGTGGTGACGATTGCCGCAGGCGCCGATCTGGCCAAAGGCGCAGTCCTTGGCCGCATCACTGCCAATGGCAAATTCAAATTGAGTGCTTCGGCCAGTGCCGACGGTTCTCAAACGCCGGATGCCATTCTGGCTGAACGCGCCAACGCCGCCGACAACGATGTGCAGGCTGTCGTCTATTTCAGCGGAGAATTCAACGAAAACGCTCTCGTCCTGGGCGCGGGTCACACGCTCGACAGCGTGCGCATCGCGCTGCGGGCAAAGAACGTCTATCTGCGCCGCAACCAGAAATAACCCGATCTTTCAAAAAGGAGAAAGCCCATGTCTATCGACATTTTCAACACCCACGTCCTGACCAAGGTCGTGGAAAAGCTGGAGCGTCCCAGCTCCTTCCTGCTCGACGTATTCTTCGGTCAGGAACAAACCGAGGATTCCGAAGAAATCCACTTCGACATCGACAAATCCAAGCCGAAGCTGACACCGTTCGTTTCTCCGCTGGTTGCCGGTAAGGTCGTGGATGACGAAGGTTTCACCACCAAGAGCTTCAAGCCCGCCTATGCCAAGGACAAGCGCCGCTTTGACCCCAATCGTCCGTTCAAGCGTTCGATTGGCGAAAAAATCGGCGGCACGCTGTCCCCGCAGCAACGCCTGGAAGCCAATATCAACCGCACCCTGTCCAAGCAGCTGGAAAACCTGACGCGCCGCGAGGAAGTCATGGCTTCCGAAGCTCTGCGCACGGGACGCATCACGGTTACGGGCGATGAATATCCGACCGTGGTTGTGGACTTCCAGCGTGATCCGTCCCTGACGGTGGGACTGGCAGGCGGCAGCCGCTGGGGTGAAACTGGTGTGAATGCGCTGGACAATCTCGAAGATTGGGTTGCCCGCATTCAGGAAAAATCCGGCGCGGTGGGTCGCACCGTGATTATGGATGCGCTGGCATGGCGTGTGTTCAAAGCCGATCCGAAGGTGGAAAAGCTGCTGGATATTCGCCGCCTGCGTGATGCGGCAGATCTTGCGCTGGGGCCGATTGCTTTCGGCCAGGGCAACGATCTGGCACGCTATGTCGGTACAATCGGCGATCTGGATTTCTGGGTCTATAACGACCGCTACGTTGACGACAACGATGCCGTCCAGAAACTCCTGCCGGATTACACCGTGCTGATCGGCAGCCCGACCCAATTGGAGGGCACGCGTTGCTATGGCGCGATCCAGGACGAAAAAGCTGGATATCGTGCGCAGCGCTTCTTCTCGAAATCGTGGCTGGAGGAAGACCCTGCCGTGCGCTGGTTGTTGCTGCAATCCGCACCGCTGATCGTGCCTTACCGCCCGAACGCTTCGTTCTGCGCAACGGTACGTTAAGGAGGGATAGCCATGAAAATCACAGCGATCATCACTCTGCACGTCAACGGCAAAGATCATGCGCCTGGCGCGGTGTTGGATATTGCGGACGATGAGGCCGAACGCCTCATCGCACGCGGTTTCGCAACGTCAAGACAGGAAAAAGCTGCGTCTGCGTCCACTCCGGCAAAAACCGCCACACCGCCTGCGGATGGCAAACCCGCCCCGACGATTGAAGATATTGTCGAGGCGATTTCCGGCCTTGATCCTACGAAGGATTACGGCAAGAACGGCAAGCCGAATGTGGAAGCCATCGAAGCCTTGCTGGGCGCGAACATCACCGCCCAGCAGCGTGACCAGGCATGGGAAATCTTCCAGAAAGACGGTAAGGAAGAATGAGCTTCCAAGCCTCAGCTTCCAAAGCGGTAGATGCGCTGTTCGCCAAATTCGGGCGGGCGGCGCATCTCGTCTTTCGGGATAACACCGAAGCAGATGCAACGGCCATTCACCGTTTCCCTGATCGGATTGTAGATGTCATGGACACGCGCGTGCATACGGGGACAGACTTGTTTGAATTGCGCTTGTCGGAAATCGACCCTGCCAAGGCGGTTTATCAAATCATCATCGATGGAAAAACCTATGTGGCGCAGGGCGAACCTGTGCGTGACCAACATGGGCTTGTGCTGAGGATCGAAGCCTATGCGTCTTAGTGCCGCCTTTGAAGGAAAGCTGCAGGAATACATGAAGGCAGAATTTGCCACTGCCGAACGCGCTGTCACGCTGGGCGTGCGGGAGGCAACGGATGGTTTGAAATTGTCCATGCGCCGTCAGGTCACAAGCGCAGGCCTTGGCCAGCGTATGGCCAATACCTGGCGCGGTGATCTTTATCCACGCGGACAGAATTCCATCCGCGCGGCAGGCATTGTTTATACCAAGGCCAGTCGCATCATGGAGGGGTTTGAAAGCGCGGCGGTCATTCGCTCAAAAGATGGATGGTGGCTGGCAATACCGACACCGAATGCGCCGAAGCGTGGCGTGGGTGGTAAACGGATCAATCCATCGAACTTTCCCGAACACTCTTTGGGAAGGCTGCGGTTCGTGTATCGCAGCGGCAAGCCGTCCTTGCTGGTGGTTGATAATGCCCGCGCGTCCTACAGCCGGAAAACTGGCCAGCTACGCGGTTTCCGCAAAGCAAGCGACCGCGCCGTCAGCAAAGGGCAAGGCCTCACCACCGTGGTGATGTTCTGGCTTGTGCCGCAAGTACAAATGAAAAGGATCATCACGTTCGATGCAGAGGCGCGGCGCTGGTTCCACCGCCTACCGCAGTTGATTTTGAAAAACTGGCCGGATTGAGGACATCATGACATCGAAACGAGAACAGGCCCTTGCAGGCCTTTTTTTATGCCTGAAAGACAACGTCATGGGGCTTTCTGTCCTCCGAAACGAACCGTTGCCGACCAAGGTTCCTGCCGAAGGATTGTTGATTTTGCGCGACGGCGACCCAGGGGAGCCAGAAGTAACCTTGTCACCTACGCGCTACCACTATCAGCACCGCGCCGAGATTGAGGCGCTAGTGCAACATGGCGATCAAGCACAGCGCGATACGGCGCTGGATGTCTTATTGGAAACGGTGGCGCAGGCGCTGGACGGTCAGACCAACCTCGACGGCCTTGTCGATTATCTGCATATCGAAACGCCGGATTTTCTGTCCGAAACCGTCGAGGGTGCGCCGACCATCAAAGCGGCGGTCGTCCCCGTCATCCTTGAATACTCAACCTCTAACCCGCTCAACTAAAGGAGAAACACCATGTCTCGTGCATATGGGTGGAACGCCCGCCTGATCATCGGTTTTGAAACCGTCTATGGAACAGCCCCCGCTTCGGGGGCTTTTCATTTAGTGCCTTTCGTATCCAGCGATTTGGATTCGGCGCAAGGCCTGATTGAATCCAACGTCCTTGGTCTTGGCCGTGACCCGACGCAGCCTTATCAGGATGTGATTAACGTGGATGGCGATATCGTCATTCCCGTTGACCTGCGCAATATCGGACATTGGCTCAAAGCCGTATTCGGTGCGCCGACCACCACGGGCGCTGGGCCGTACACGCACGAATTCAAATCGGGTGGCGTGACACTGCCGAGTCTGGCCGTCGAAGTCGGCATGCCGGAAATTCCAGATTTCCCGTTGTTCACCGGCGTGCGTGCCAATTCGATGGCTTTCAACTTCCAGCGTAGCGGCGAGGCACAGGTGACCATCAACCTGATCGGCCAGGGCGAAACCCCACAAGTCGCCACGCGCGATGCCAACCCCGATCTGGCGGAATACACGCGTTTCTCGCAATTCCAGGGATCGGTCAAACAAGGCGGTAGTCCGCTGGGCAACGTGACTTCGGCAAGTGTGACTTATAACAACAACCTGGAGCGGATCGAAACCATCCGTGATGACGGCAAGATCGACGGCGTTGACCCTGGCGTGGCCGCGCTCACGGGCAATATCGCTGTGCGCTACGCCGATAACACGCTGATGAACACGGCACGGTCGGGCGTGCCGATTGATTTGGAGCTTGCCTACAAGATCGATGCTGACCGCCAACTCATTATCGAATGCCATGAGGTGTATCTGCCGAAACCGAAACGCTCCATCAACGGGCCGAACGGCATCGAAGCCACCTATGATTTCCAGGGCGCAAAAGATGCCGTCCTCGGAAACATGGTCACTATCACCCTGATCAACGATGTGGAGACTTACTAATGCTCAAGCTCAATATTCAGACCGAGCCGTATTGGCTTGAACTCGGCCTTGGCGTGCGCGTGAAGGTGCGCCCATGCACAAGCCCGATCTTCTACGCCGCGCGGGCGTTCATGAACAAGCGCCTGACCGAGATCGGCGAGGAATACCGCAAACGCAAGGAAATCGGCGCATCAGTGGATAATCTGCCACAGGTCGACAATGCCGAAATCCGCGAGGCGCTGGCCGAGGAATATCTGGCGCGTGGCCTTGCGCGGGCGGCGATTGTTGATTGGGAAGGCATTTTGGAAGCCGATGGCGATGCCTCAGCGCCCATAACGCCGGAAAAAATTGACGAGTTGATGACCGGCTTCTGGTCAATCGCCGCCAGCTTTTCACAGCAATACACAGGCGTACGGGAGTTGATCGATGCCGAAAAAAAAGACTTGAGCGCCGAGCAGAATGGCACTTCGGGGACGGCGCGGAATACTGCAAAGCCTGCCCCGAAGAATGCGCGGACT